CGAACTAGATTGCCTGAACAGATAAAACTTTTACCTGCGCCAGATTCTCCGGCAAACACAGTAACTTTACCTAACGGAACTCCTCTGTGGAAATCTCCGCTGATTAGATAGTTAAGCGTATAGTTGCCTGTACTAATCCAATCTGTAGGATCATTAAATCCTACACCTAGACCATCAATACTTTTAGTCAAGGTTTTTCTAAATTTCGATAGATCGAAGGCTTTTGTAGCCATAAGTTAATTCTCCTAAATAAGATAACCGGGGCGTACAACTAGGTTGCAGAGGCCCAGGCCGTTTACGCTTTTTGACGATTGCGAATCATTGCCAAGATGTCTTGGGCACGTGAATCACCGCCTGCACTTGCTTCAGCTTTTGGTGCTGGAGCAGGAGCTGCCTTAGCTACTGGTGCTGGTTCATCATCGTAATCATCACTTGCTACTGGAGCAGATGATGCTTTAGGAGTTGCTTTAGGATCGCCAGTGTTTTGGCTCATACCTGCTGGTTTGAAATATTGTCCCCAACGTTCCATATCATATGGCTCGCCGTCTACTGAAGCTTCAAACATCTCTTTCATAACTTTCAATTCAACTTCACCTGGCTTCTTAGGTAAGAAATCGCTCAAGTTAAACAAACCATATTGTTTGATAGCCGCTTGCTCTACATCGTTTAGTGGACGCTCACGACGTGCCCAGGAACTTGTTGAGTAGTCTGCGTAACCACCTTTGCTTGTCTTTTTCATACGGTAATCTAAACCGTGTACATAGTCAGTTGGCAAGTCTTCCAACTCAGGATCGACCAAGGCGGCACGAATTGATGTAAAGATTTGAGGACCAATGATAAATCTACGGATTGGATTTTCTGGTTGCTCGTCAGCTTTTTCACCAAGTCCGTCTTCTGCAACGAAACCTTGGAAAATGTAACTACGCTTTTTCCAGTACTTACGACCCATGTCTTCTAATGCTGGGTCTTTAAACCATCCACGTACTTCTGCCAAGATTGGGCAAGTGTCGCCATACATTTCTACGCATGGAACTTGTACTGTGATGTTTTTGCTTTCTGATTCACCTTTGATTCCCGAGAATGGCAATTTAATCATTGCTCGTTCTACCCAGAAAAAAGTGTTGTCGGTGTTACCATCTGGTAAGAATCGCAGAACGGATTCGCCACCTTCTTTTAGATTCCAGAACGGATAAATTGATTTATCTCCGCCTGTTCTTTCTCCAGAACCTTTTGATTCTGATGCCTTAAGTTTTGCTCTAATTTCAGCTAAAGTTGCCATAATAATCTCCTATTGTTAGCCTTTTGTTTGCATTTCTGCTATTTTATTTGCCTATTTTTGTTTTAGAACCTACTAAAACAAAAAGTGCGTATATGTTATTATACGCACTTTTATTTAGTAAAGCAAGAGGAATCTTGCTTGAAATGTGGATTTTTTAGCCGAATTATCTATAGTGTACTAGACTAACAATTCTATTTAATTCATCATTACGGAAGCCAGTACCTTCGCCCATTGGTGCTGGCCCGGCTGGCATTGTTTGGGTTGCTTTTACCGCATTTGCTTGATTTTGAGCGTTGGCTGCCGCATATTGTGCATCGTCGGCTTTTTCAGCTTCGCTTTTTGCTGGTGCTCCTGCCGCTGTCTGTGGCCCACCTGGAATTGTTGTAGCTGGATTTGCACCTGGCTTAGTTCCATCTAAAGCTGCACTACCAGTCGCCGCTGGTGCAGGTGCTGCCGCAATCTTTTCCCACTTTTGTGTTTGTGGATTAATTTTTGCTAACTTAGTACCTGCATCGTCAATAGCGTAAGTAACTCCGCCTTCTTCTGAACTTCCAGTACTACCTGGAACCATTTGCTCACGGTTTTGTACTAAAGCCATATTTGCTCCGCCAGCACTTGCTTTAGCTGCAGCCGCATTAGGATCAGTTGCTGGTGCCGCTGTTGCTGTAGGTGCCGCTGTTGCTGTAGGTGCCGCTGTTGCCGTAGTTCCCGTTTCTGCTGCACTGCTGCCAGCTGCTTGTGGAAATTGTTTCATAGCCGCTTGTGTTGCTGGACCCATAATTCCGTCTGCTTTAATTTTTGCACCTGCCGCAATTAATTTATCTTGTAATGCTTTTGTGGCTGGATTTGAATTAGCACCTGCCGCTGGAGTACCTGGTTTTGCTAGTGCTTGTCCAGCTGCTAACGCACCTGCACCCAATGCTGCACCGCCTGCTATTTTGCCGCCGGTTGTGTTTAGTGCGTTACCAATTGCACTACCTGCACCTTTAATGCCCTTCCAAGCATTGTTAGCCATTGCACCCCAGTCTACTTCATTTAGTGTATCTTCGGCCATCTTACTACGCAAGCGAGTTACTGCTTCGTGTAGTTGTTGTTCTGTAACTTTTTTCATTTTTTAACTCCTGCGATTTTAAGTATAGTCGACAATTCGTCTGATTCTTGCATTCCAAATTTACCCATCATACCTTTCATCATATCTTGTGGGTTCATTTTGCCACCTGGAAATTCTACATCTTGATTAGGCATCTGACCTTGCATCTTTCCCATCATACCGCCCATCATACCTTTAATTTTATCACCCATTTGATCTGGATGGTTCATATCAAAATCTTGTCCGCCAAAGTTTATCTTAGGCATTTGTTTCATAGCATCATCATAACTTGCAGATTTACCATTGATAGTACCACTGCTTGTGTTGCTACGTGTAATCTTAGCATTTGGGTCGTTTTGAACTTGTTGCATCATTTTACCAATGTCTGCTTGTGGGTGCATTTGTTGGAATTGTGCCATCATTTTAGCAAAATCATCTTGCTCAGAAGCTTCGTCTACTTCTACTTCTGGAGAATGTTGATGATGAATTACTCCAGCGTGTTTAACACCGGCTAGGCGTTTAATATCGCCAAGCGCCTGATTATGATTACTGCTTGGATCCATTTTATCAATTAACGCACAGACTTTATGTACATCTTCTGGTGTAGCACCTTTAAACATTCCATCTTTGAAATCTTTAATAATCTTAGTCTTACAACGTGTTCCGCCAATAGTAAAGTTTCTTTCCTGGGCATTCCAAAAACCGCTAACACTTTTTAGCATATCCTTGACTGGATCTCCGCTAGTTTCATCGCCGCTATCATCAAATCCACATTCTTGTGCTGTTAGGCCGCTTTCACGGATACAGTCGTGTAGCGTCATTGATCTATGACCTAAGTCAATTGTCGTATCTAACTTAGCACCAGCTTTTTTAGCCTTGTTAATAACTTTTAACATTCCCTCGCGTTTACGATTTACACCTTCTGCCATTGGTGCGGGAGGTGCGCCTTCTGGTGGTGCTGGAGGAACTGCACCAGCTTCAGGAGCAGGTGCTGGTGGTGCGCCTTCTGGAGGAGCAGGAGGTGCTGCCGCTTCAGGTGGTGCAGGAGGAGCTGCTTCTGGAGGTACTTCTTGACCACCAATTTGCTCGTCACCTTTAAAATCTAATTGCGGAATAATTCTTGCAATGTCTGGACTTGTTTTAGCCATTGTGTTTAATTCTGTTTGAATAACACCACGTGCATCTAAATCTGGATCAATGTCTTTCATCTTTTCTAAGAATTCAGGATCATCGATAAGTCCTTTTAAACTATCGATAACATTGATACCTTCTGGTCCACCTTTAAGTTCAGTTTTCATTATCTCGTTGAACTTTTGAATTGCGGCCTGTTGTGTTGATTTGTTAGGACTGAATAAACCGTTTTCGCCTTCTTGTGTCTCTTCGTCTTCGTTAACAATACTGTCTAAGAAACTTTCAAATTGATCTTCTGGATCTAATGTTGGAGTCTGTTTATAGCGACTCTTTGGACCTTCTTCGCTAGGCTTGCGTCCTTTTTCACCGTTACCGTCTTCATAATCAGTTTTAGTATGTTTTACACCGTGTTTAGTTTTTTCAACTTTACCACCTTTGTGTGTAGTACCAGTTTCTTTATCACCATCAAATACTTCATCTAGTAAATCGTCTGCTGTTAAATCTTTAACTGGAAGTTGTGTTTCATCTACTAAACGGAATATATATGGGAACGCTGTACGTAAATCTTCATTGAATGAACGGATTGTTAAACGATCAATCCAATCACTTATAATTTCTTCTGGAATCATTTGTTCTTCACGTGCTTCAAATGATTCTGCAAATTGTGTGTAGTATGCTGTGCGTTGTAAACCAGCAACTTCTTTCTTAACCTGTTCGATACGTTCCATTACCTTACTTGTAATATCGCCCATTGCTTCTGACAAGTTAGTGTTACGTGATACATAACCTTTAAACTTACGCAGTTGTGCAAGTTCTTCACTTAAACTACTGATGTACTGTCCAATTGGATCATAAGGATTGCCACCGTGCTTTAAATGTTCTGCCAATGCACGAGCACCATTAAGATGCTTATATGGATACTTGAAACGTTCTCCGTCTGCATTTTCAACATAAATGCTTTCAATGTGCATTGTGCGGCCTGCTGGCAAATCAGGATTAATAACCTGACTGTGTTTAACGATCAACTTGGTTTCTCCCAAGTCTTGGTAACTCATACGAGTTGTACCATATAATTTACTTTCCATCATTGGTTCCATTGGTTCTTCCTTGGGCTTAGATTGAAACTCATAATCTCGTTTATCAAGATTGTCTTTGCCTATGTTCTGCACATCAAAATTAATTAAACGATCTTTAGCAAATTGTCTAAAGCTACGAATAAATTTAAAAGCACCTTCGTGTTTTTTATTTGCAATATCACCACTGATTTGTACTACAATGCCATCATCTTCGTCTAAAGTAATAGCAATGGTACCTAACGGATAACCGTTTTCTTTGTATTCAAACTCAAAGAAGCGAGCTTTAGGAATGTCAGCTTTTTTGCTTAAGACTCCTGCGTGTTCGTCTCCCATTTTAATATCTGAAAAACGTGTTTGTATCTTTCCGTACAAATCTAATGCAATTTTATCTAAATTCGTGTTCATAGTATATTTATCAGATGCCCGTTGATATGAATATAGGCAATGGCGGCTCAAACTCGGTATCTGAGACCCATTCGCTAGTAACTTTTAAGTGTTCAAACACTTCTGGATCCCATTCTGCTAGTACTTGACTAATACGTACTACTAGCAGTAATGCCGCTACTAAGTCATCGTGTTGCCCTTCTTTAGCCGCAAATGTAGTACCTTTTGCAATATATGTTTTAAGTTCACTGATTAAAGGACGACTATATAGTGTCATTTTTCCTTCTTCTATTAGGAATTTTACCTTGGCACAGGTAGATATTTTATTGCCAAATGTAGTGTTAAATCCTTTGCGGAATTTACGTACATTGCCCTTACGAAGAGGCTCACTTAGGAAAATACCCGGAAACGTTTCTTCTCCTAAGTTATCAATAACAACTAACGCACTTTCGCCCACTGTATTATTTTCTACACTATAGTATATTTGATTATAAGATTCACCGCCTATTTCGTCAGATATGTATTTTAAGATATCCCTAAAGATTTTGACCTGTTGTTGTATAGGTGTAATGTTATGTTGCCACTCTGCAACTTGTATCATACTGGGCATTTCAAATACTTCAATAGCTCCATAGTCTCCGCCTGTGCCCAAGCTAGGATCCAGTGCTACTAGGTATACGTTGCCTGGTTCTGGTTTTTTCCACCAACGAACCTGCCCCATCTTAAAATTAGGTTCTTTGCCCACCAGTTCAACTAGTTTTAAGGAATTAATAAGTGTTTCGTCAAATACTAGGAATTCGCACCCATACTCACGACGGAAACGTTCTTCACCAATACGGCCCATTTCAACTTCTTTCCACTTGTCATCTCGATCAGGATGTTCAAACCAGTCAGCTTTGAATCCGTGGAATCCATTGCGGCCGGTGCCATCTTCTTTTTCATTGCCGTACTGATCAAATTTGTCTTGACTTTCTTTCCAGATAATAGCAAATTCGTCCTCATCACTATTAGGTGTGCTTGTTATAATTGCTCGTCCACCTGTTGCCAAGGTTGGTGAAATTGAGGTCCAAAATTCAGTTGCAATATTGGGCTGAACAAACGCAAACTCATCGCAATAAAGTAAGGATATGGACATACCACGACCGGTGTTACCAGTAGTAGTAGCTGAAACAATTCTTGATCCGTTTTCAAATTCTATACTCCCTTTGTTGTAGTTTACAACACCTGCACGAATATAATCATCGCAAAGTTCGTATCCATAACGTATACGTTGCATAATTTCCTGTGATCCTGTGTATTTGTGAGCAGCAACAAGAATAGTTTGATCTGGATGGAACATTGCGTACCATAGTAAGTATGCACTTGCACAAGTTGTTTTACCGCTTTGGCGCGGTAGCATATTAATATTAAAACGATAATCGTGATAAGCAGATAACAATCTTACTTGGTATTCAAAAGGTTCAAATTTTACTTTGCCTTTTACCGGATGCTGAATATGAAAAAAGTTTTTGGCAAAATGTAAATAGCCAGTTTGAGGGTCGGCACACTTCATCAAGTGTTCAA